CGCCAACCCATGCTTGTGGAGGATAATGCTGATATCACGTTCGGTGAACCAACGGTTTGCGGAGTTATACGGAGAGTACACGTCCATTGACGCTTTGGATGCTAGACCTGTCTAGGTCCGTTTTACGCCAGACCCAGGAACTCACGTCCAATCTTCGAGCCTAGAAACACGAAGGCTGTTCCACTCAACGCAACAATGGCATGGGTGCGCATGGGTCCATTAAGCATCGTCACATGAGAGCCAATCAGGATGACGATTCCAACCCAAAAGAGTGCTTTGAACAGGTCCATTTATAGTTACGCGCGGACTTTTTAGTAATACTGGGGGAACACCGAGCGAAGCGTCCAGTAGACAAGACCGAACACCGCCGCGTGGGTCACGGTCTGAGTGAGGCGACCGGAGCCGGGAGGGAGGGAGAGGAGGATGCCCGGAGTGAGGAGGATGAAAAGGACCACGGGGACGAGGATATTTGCGTCGAGACCAGCCATTTGTTGAATGGCTTACAAAGTTTTCTAGTATCATAGTCATATCACGTTGATGGTGAAATCTCTCCATGTACACACCCTGGTCTCCAAAGCGCTAACGTCTACGCAAAATATGATCCCTTGCCTTATCCGAGTCCAGAGTGGCTTTCGGGTCGAACCCAACGTTCGTGACGCCCAAGCCCTCGCCGACACCCTCCAGGCGACCCTACATGATCTTCAAGCGATTCTTCAGAACCCCTCCTACCAAACCCCTCAACGTACCGGACCCCCTATCGTTCCTTTGAAGTGAGTTACTCCGACGGTTTCAGTTCAAACGAGTAGTCAGTTGCCGTGAGCTTCGGCTCATGGCGCCGCACAATCTCACGCATGACATCCTCACCGTGTTCGGGCAGGATTTCAAGCAGGTAATCGTGCAACTGTTTCTTTGAGAGGGTCCACCCCCTTTTCCATTCCCCTGGCTTCTTCACTTGGAAGACCAGCTGGGATGCCTTGAGTTCAATTTTATCGGGAAGTGGTTCGCGACGTTGTGCTTCCGCGTAGGCTGCTGCGAGATCCAGTTCGAGAGTGCGGCGCTCGTCGCGTAGGTCAGTTGCACGAGCGTTGACCTCAGAAAGCTTGCGGTTGACATCGAGATACTGCGAGAGGACAGGCTTCAGTGACTCCATTGATGTTCTTCCCCAGGAGAACAATGTGTCCGTTTTGAACAAGAGAGATGTCCGTCTTTGACGAGCAGGAGGTTGTGCGTCTATGCGAAGTGTATAACCGTGAACATCCGCGTGAGACGCCTATCTCGTGTACCAAGCCTGCAGAAGAGGTCTGGCGCGAGCTCCAGCATCGCCTGGCATCCAAATGCAAGACAGGGCGTGCTGAGTGCATCGTCAGCAGTCTCCTTCGTCGCCCCAAAGCGCCCAAGGAGTGGACGCTAAACCGCGAGGAGTGGCTGTCGAGTGACGATATCGATGCCGTGGAGAAGAACTATGTCGATGTCTTTGCAGACTACGCATACCTTGGGACCGTCCCTATGGACTTTGACCTCCAGGATGAGACGCGCAAGTGCCTGGTGTCCACGCTGTGCAGTCTGAAGCTGCCGGACCTGGTCAAGAAGGGGAAGGAGCGAGTCGGCATCGTCGTCAACACCGACCCTCACGATGGACCCGGACAGCACTGGGTAGCAGTCTTCTGTGACGTCCGCAAGGAGCTCGAATATCCTCGTGTCACCTACTTCGACTCGTACGCCGACAAGCCCGAGCCCGAGATCAAGACGCTCATGAAACGCTGGGCAGATCAGTGGAATGCCACGGGCGTGCACAAGAACCCCATGAAGTTGACCTTCAACAAGACACGGCACCAGTACAAGGACTCCGAGTGCGGGATGTACTGTCTGTATTTCCACTATGCGTGTCTGATGAACATTCCAATGGACGAGCGCATCCCCGATGACGTGATCAATGCGTTCCGGAACCTCCTCTTCCGGATGCCTTCGATAAACAAATCATCCGAGAAAGAGTAATGGAAGTCCTTCTTGCAGTCGTCTTACTGCTCTTTATTGGGTACCTTCTCTACGACGAGACACTCGGAGACCCGATGGCTCCTCCGGAACCTCGCGGTCGTCTCTGCGACTCGTACGCAGCCGGTGGTGTCTATGAGCCGTTGGCAGATGTTCTGGGGCGTGGCTCGCGACTCTACGAGGTCCACGTCTACTCCGATGAACGCGACCATCCCGTTGTCGCAAAATATCCCCTGAATGACGGGTACGACTATGCCGAGGACAACGTCACCTTCGAACAGGTGTGCGTGGACCTTGTCAATGACGCCTTCCCGAGCAAGGATCCGTTTATCCTGTCCATCGTCCTCCACACCAACAAGGCAGTGACTGCGAACGAATGCGCGCAGCACCTCAAGAGCACTGTACGCCGCCATCTGTTCAAGACCGAGGGTAGCGTTGTCAGGATGCCCATCGACAAGCTCGCGAACAAGCTCATCCTGGTGTCCGGTGGCAATGTCCGCGGCACAGAGCTCGAGCCGATGATCAATGTGTCCTGGTCGGGCGAGGACTTGCGTCGTCTGTCTTACCAGCAGGCACTGCATCCGCGCGACGAGCCGGGTCTAGTGGCATACAACCGCGACCATATCAGCCTCGTGGCGCCCGAGACAGAGCTGCGTACTCTTGGCGCCAACCCCGATCGCCCCAAGTACCTCGGCTGCCAGTGGAACCTCTACGACAAGAGCGGTGGTGGGTTTGTCGAGAAGCCCAGTCCTCTGAAGAACAAGTTTCTGGGTGAATAAACAAGATGCACGATCTCTATGAAGCAGACCGCGACCTCAGGGACGCCCAACGTAAGGTTGATGAGCTGAACGGTACTCCCGGACTCTCGCGGAGTTCCGAGCGTGCCAAGGCGGCACGGAAGAAGCTCAAGGAAGCCAAGGCAGCCTACAAGGCAGCCCAGGCTGCGCACGAGAAGAATGAGAAAAAGGAGAAGGGGAGACTGGCGATGCTCAGCGAGTCCGTCGATGCTGCCATCGCCGTGCACAAGGGAAAAAAAGGCGGGAAAACGAAGAAGGTCCGCAGGGGTAAGTCGCGTTCGACTCGCCGCCGCGTCTAATTCCTTTCTCGGGCAACTAACAAAATGCCTTCTGCTCCTGCTGCCCCTGTACTCGGTTCCAACTCGTCTGGTTCTTCTGCACCCGCTACCACCTCGTCTGGGTCTCCTGCACCCACTTCTTCCGCCACTGGACCCGCCACCACCGGTGGTCGTCGTCGCCGCTCTGCCAAGCAGGCGTCCTGGATGGCGCACGTCAAGGCGACCATGCGCGCCCACCGTGGCATGAAGCTCAAGGATGCCCTTAAGATGGCGAAGAAGACCTACAAGAAGGGCATGCGCGGTGGTGGGAGTGTCATCGTCCCGGACATCTACACTCCTGGCGGCATGGCGGGCGCCGGTCGTACTCGTCGCTCCCGCCGCCGCGGTGGCAACCTCAACCTCTATTAAAACGAATCTCATCGTGCAAAAGAAGTATATCTCACACGATGGATCCACCCAAGACGCGCTCTGAGTCCAAAAAGGACCCCAAGGTCAAGGCACAAGGCAAGACCATTTACAGCGCCAAGCACATCCGACAGCTTGAAGCACTGAAGGAGAAGAAACACAAGTAATCACTTCTTCCCTCCCAACAGACACTTGGACGTTACACGTCGTGTCAACGCAGGATTCCTGTCCTTCGTATACACGCCCTTCGCGACCCGCCGACACGTTTTTCCCTTGTAACTCTTCCCCGTACAGCCGCTCTTGTAGTACGCCAGATGCGACATGTAGCCGCGATACGACCGGATCGGCACCTTAATCGTCTCCGAGAGCTCCTTCATCAGTCCATACATCCAGTGCGTATACGAGCGCTGGCTACTGAGCGTTGGCTCATGTGCCTTGAGGTAGCGCTGCACCACCTTGCGGAGCTCCGGGTAGGGGTATGCCTTCGCGAGATGATGCAGGAACTCGCGCTGCGTCGACATATCTTTGGGTTCAGGAGACGGGGGGAAGTTGTACGAGACTGCCATGAGGAAGTCGCGCCCCGGGACCGCGTCGGGGGTCTTCATGCGGTCGTACTTTGCCTTCACCTCTTCGTACTCGGGGTCAGGACCCGGGTTGATAACCTTGGGGTCGTCTGCACACTGCGTCCGGAGCTTGTTGTTCACCATGTTGTGGATGTGGTACAGCCACTGACCATAGGGTTTGTGCGGTGGATGCTTCTTGACGAACTCGGTTGTCGACGCCCGGCAGAACTTGCAGGGAAGGACATCCTTCATGTCATCGAGCACTTCTCGTGCCTCTTCGGGTGGGCTCTTGAACGCGATGAGGTGGAACAGCTGCCACCCCGACGGTCCCCAGAAACGCGTATCCATTGTCTTAGCTTGTAAAAAGAATCTCCGTCCCTACAAACAAAATGCTCGATACCAAGGACATCATCATCCTCACGGCTGCGTTCTACCTCGGCGGTGTTGTGGGTCGCTTCTTCACTGCGCTCACGGACGGCATCATCGCGCCCCTCCTCGCCCCTCTCGGTGGCAAGGGTGTCGCCGAGTCCGTCGTCTCCATCGGCGGTGTCACCCTCAAGACTGGTGAGCTCATCGCCTCCACCATCCAGCTCCTGATCTCGTTCGCCCTCGTGGTGTACATGATCGGCATCCTCCGCACCTACTACCTCTCCAAGATCGGTGCTGGACAGACCCGCTAAGAAAAAGTAACGTTAGGTAAGTAAATGGGCTTTTTTGACTATTTTACAGGAGGTCCAGATACACCGGAGGTAACGGGTGCGAAGACGGCTCTCGAGACTGCAAAGAGGACTGCAAGCGAGACGAAGAGTCTTCAGAACGACATTGCAGTTATTGATGCAGAGTGCGCTCTCACAAAGGCGAAACGCAGGGCGAAGGAACCTGCGCCACCCAATGCCGGTACCGCTCCGCAAGAGGGGGGTCGTCGCCGCAAGCACAAGGGGACACGGCGTCACAAGAAGAGCAAGTCTAGGCGGGACCGAACCGGAAGGAAGTCCAGCCGCCTCTAGGCATCTTCCCGAACTGACCAATCAGTCGCTTCTGCAGCTCGGTCGCTGATCCGCGATTAATCAGCTCGTTCTCCTTCTTCCAGTTCTGGAAGGTCGATGCCACCGAGCCCCAGGACACTGGCTCTGGCACCATCACATCAGGATCACCGATAATCGTACCCACATCATGCACATACTCACGGATGAACCGGGCGATCACGTCCGACTCCTCCTTGTACTCGCTAGTGTACGCATCAACCTCCTTCGGGGGCGCAAGCTTCATGAGCCCCTTGCCCTCGCGGTGAAGATGGACCAGGTATGCCATGAAGCACTCCGCCCACTCTTGCGACAGAACCTTGTGCATGATGCTCTCGTCCATCGGGAGCTCGTGCGGGAGTTTGGGGTCCACGACGAACTTCATCGGGAAGTCAATCACCTTGAGGCGGCGCCAGGTGCCTCCGTCATTCGAGTTTACCTTCGGCTTGTCGTTACACGCCAGATGGCACTTCGCCTGAACATCGAACTCCACGATATCCTTGGAGCCCGCGAAGAGGTCGCGTCCAGTCACCTTCTCGGAGCTCGTCATCTCCTTCATGAATCCTGTCGACAGAGGCTCACCCTCGTCAGGCTCTGACATGAAGACGAAGCGCTTGCCCTTCATGCGGACCAGCTCGGGTGCCGCCGCACCTGCCTTACCGCGCTTCTGAGTGAACATCGCGATATTCGCCTTGTAGCAGTAGTCACCGAAAGCCGTCGCACACAGGTTCATCAGCATCGACTTGCCGTTCGAGCCAGAGCCCGTCAGGATGTGGAAGCGCTGAGTGAACACGCCGGACAGACAGGTCGCAAGGTGCTTGAGGAAGTACTCACGAACACTTGCAGTCGGGAGGATGTTCTTGAGGAAGCGATCGAGCTCCCCCCAGCACTTATACTGGTGATACTGCGTGTCCAGCGCATAGTCGATCTTGGTGCAGAAGCTGATGTAGTCGTCAGGGTGTCCGTCGCGGAACGTCTGTGTCAGCGTGTCGTAGACGCCGTTGTTGAACGCGATGAGGTGCTTGTTGTCGTCGATCTTCTTTGCGAACTCCTTGTCATAGAAGAGCACGCGGCACTCCTTCATCACGCTTTCCTTGAAGCCTGTGCGGCGGAGCTTGAGACGAGCAGCAGAGTACATCTTCTTTTTCTCCTCTGCCTGACAGATCTGGCACGAAGGATCAGGACCCTTGGAGTGATTGCATTCGCCCATTGCCATAATGTTCGCAAGCATCCCCTCCTCCTTTTGTGCGAACAGCCTCGCAATGTCCGACGAGAGACGCTTCTGAAGCTCTACGCCGTGCTCGGTGTGCTTCCAGATGTGCGTCGAGTACTGATACCATTCGTTCTGGCGATAGTTGGCGCACTTGAACTCATCGCGGAACTTCGCCTTGATGACTTGTGCGAAGTCATACTCGGTCTGCGTCAGGGCAGCTTCGTCCACGAGTCGGTCCACGTTCGCCACCTCAATTGCAAGATAGCCGTCATAATTGTCCTCCTTGGACCACTTGAGAAGACTCCCAGGACCCAAGCGGTCGCCCTCAACGCGATAGACGAAGCCGTTCCACGAGGCACGCGCCTTCGCCTGGTCACGTTTCGTAGACTGCGCCATGAAGTCCAGGAAGACATCCTCCAGATCTTGGTGGATATTCTTGAGGCACTGTCCGACCTGGATCCAGGCAGTGTGATCGCCGTTGTACCGATGCTCCCCAAGGTTCATCACGTGCTGGCGATAGTACTCCCGCGTAGTCTCGGGGAGAGGAGCCATGTAGACGCCACGCCCGGGAGAGGAGCCTCGAGATCCGCCCTCGGGACCCGTGCGCTCATACTGACGACCGCGAGACACTGCGCGTGTCGTCGTTGTCTCTGTCGCGGCACGCTTGGGAATGCGCCCGCCCTTTTCCGTTGTAGGAGACTCCTCATCGGGCTTGGAGCGTACGGAGAACTTCCGCACCAGTTCCGGCGTGATCGTCTTGGGAACTTCGGTATCGACACTGATCTCGCAGGTTTCACGATCCCAGTCGAGGATATACCGAATCATGTAGGGATGCGATCCGTCCATCGTTCCCTTTCGCGATCCCAGGACAGGCCAGTTCTGCGTGCGGCGAATCACCGACTCATCGTACACGTCGTTCCAGTTGTTCTTGATGGGGAGATCTGCGAAGATTTCCGGAACAATGCGCGACATGTCACGGCGGATCTGCAGCTCGAGTTCGGCATGGGTCTTGAGCCCAGGAACCTGGATATGGACACCGGAACGGGAGATCTTGTTGACCCTGTCGAATGTCGGGCGTGTCTTCTCAAGGACGTAGAGTTCAACCTGTTCAGGGACCTCTAGGTACTCCTTCACGCACGCCATATACGCCTTGGCAAACTCGATCACCTGGCTTTGTGTGTGGATATTCTTGGGCACATCGCCTTCGTACTTGAAATCGAGATCAACACGAAGCTGTCCGATAGAGGTACCACGCTCAGTGAGATACTGCTTATTCATGTTGCCGAGCTCCTCGCAGTAGAGGGTCAGGAACTCGTCATACTCGTCCTCGTTGATGAAATACCCGGTACGCTTGTCGGTAAACTCCCGATGCGTGAAGGGCTTGCCACTTTCTACTCTGCGTCCCTCACGGTCACGGTCAGTCTTACCGTCCTTGTCACCGTTGAGGAATGAATTGAGATCGCGCGGCATGATACTACCCCCGACAACTTTCCAGCCAGCCGTCCGTTTTGAACGCATGAATATACGCTTAAAACGGAAGCTCCGGTATCAAGACAAGAGACCGGAAATGAAGTTCTGTGGACAGTGCAATAACTTCCTGTACTCCATCGAGGAGCGTGATAAGAAGGCTTACCTAAAATGCAGGTCCTGTCCCTACGAGGAGGAAGTCACGAAGTCGAATCCCATCGTCTATGAGCACGACCTCCACCAGGACACGTCGGTTCAGTACTCGATCAACCCGTACCTGAAGCATGACCCAACGCTTCCTCGCTTCACCAACATGATCTGCCCCAACGACGGTTGCCCGACCCGAGGGAAGGAGAGCAATATCGTGGGCTTGAAGCTCGATGCCGTCAACGTCGTGTGGCTGTACCAGTGCGCGGCGTGCGACACAACCTGGAAGCAGATGGCTAGGGGATGAGACTAGAAGCGCTTCTGACCGCTCGAGAGCATCCGACCCTGGATCCAGCCCGCGTTCTGGGGGAGACGGGTGTAGGTGTTCTGCGACCCCCGGAAGCCTACCGGGAGACCACCCAGACGACTATAGGCAGACGAACTCATGGCACCCGAGGTCCCGGCGAAGGAAAGGGTTGCTTTTGCGTCCGGGTTCGAGCGAGTCTGAACAACTTGCTGAGCCTGCACACGGGCGATTCCGGTTAGGCTGTTATTTCCATTTGTAACTGTCACGAGCGTTAGAACACCAGACTGGCTAGTGATTGCCGTACCCGTAACAGAGGACGCGATAACAAACACGGTTGTGGTCGGAACCCTGTAGATGCTCCTGATCCCTGTCAAGTTAAATGCAAGGGTCGTGGTCAGACCCCTCAGATTCAGAACCGTGTTGAACCCTACTCCGGATTGGAACGCCCCCGCTACAAGCCCGTGCGCTGCAGCCGTTGTATAGTAAATCAACCCTGAAATCCTCCCTGTCTGTCCGGTCACTGCTGTACCCGTTGTCGTGCTCGAGAGAACGAACGTCGTCGTCGTCGGCGCGGCAAGGACGGCAGCGCCCGACGCAGTGAAGGTTGTGATGCCAGTGATGGTCGCGGTGTCTCCTGCCACAAGTCCATGCGCGACGCTCGTCGTGTAATA